TGAGGCCACTTTTGAAACATTCTCAGGTAGGGTATTCTACGCATTTGAACGTAAGAACAATGTTCGAGCCTATCAGGGCGATTTACCCGCTGAGATACACATTGGCATTGATTTTAACGTGGATCCTATGAGTGCAGTGGTGGCAGTTAGGACCAAAGATGGTTTACACGTCTTAGATGAAATTAAAATATATGGAAGTAACACAGATGAATTGGTGGATGAAATTAAAACTCGCTATCCTACGCAGAGGATTATCTGCTATCCAGATCCGGCAGGTGCAGCTAGAAAAACGTCGGCAGGAAATCGTTCAGACCATACTATACTTAGAACAGCAGGTTTCCAAGTAAAAGCACCTTCAAGTCACAATCCTATTAGAGATGGTGTCAATGCTGTTAATGCTAAATTATGTAGTAGTTCAGGCATTATCGGCTTGTATATTGATCCTAGGTGTAAATATGTTATTGAGTGTTTAGAGAAACAGACTTACAAAGAAGGCACGAGTCAAGTTGACAAGCATAGTGGTTTCGATCACATGAATGATGCGTTGAGATATATGGTAGACTACTTGTTCCCCATTCGTCAACCCACAGAGTTGCCCACAATCCGTCGTTGGGGACATCAACTTGCAAATTAAAGGATTATAACAAATGGCAAATCAGACCTTACTGGACGATTACCGTAGACTTTCAATGACCAACTGGGAATATGGTCGCAATAGAGGTCGTTGGCAATTTCTATTAGACAGTTTCATCGGTGGTGATGATTATCGTAGAGCAGGTTATCTAACTAGATATGTGCTGGAACAAGGTGGTGAATATAATAATAGACTACAAGTAACCCCACTTGATAATCACTGTTCCAGCATCATATCAGTGTATATGAGTTTCTTATTCCGACAGGATATCGAACGTGACTTTGGTGATTGGGAAGGACAACCAGATCTACAAAGCTTCTTAGATGATGCTGACTATGATGGTCGCAACTTTAATGCTTTTATGAAAGAAGCAGCAACTTGGGCAAGTGTATTTGGTCACACTTGGGTAATTATGTCAAAAGCCAATGTTGGTGCAACCACACTGGCACAAGAACTTGAAGCAGGTGCCAGACCTTATATGAACATTGTTTCACCAATGGTTGTCAATGATTGGAGCTGGGAGCGTAAGGTTAATGGTCAATATGAATTAGTCTATATCAAATACATTGAAGATGTCTTAGATAAGATGACCATTCTAAAAGAAATAACTCCCACAGAGATTAAGACTTGGATTCTAGATGATACGCAGAAAGAAGCACATATTAAAAGTATTGAACCCAATGGCCTAGGTCGAGTGCCAGCAGTGCTTATCTATTCTAAGAAGAGTTTGGTCAGAGGTCAAGGCGTAAGTGATATTGGTGACATTGCAGATGTTCAACGTATGATCTATAATCTAACATCTGAGATTGAACAGAGTATTAGATTGGATGGACATCCTACATTGGTTGTGCCACCCACAGCACAGTTGGGTTCAGGAGCAGGTGGTCTCATTGTTCTTCAAGATGGCAGTGATGCTGCACTTAATCCCTATTATTTAGAACATAATAGTTCAGGTGTTAGTCAGATTCGTGAAACAATAACACAACTAAGTGAAAGTATCGATAAGATGGCTAATACAGGTGGTGTGCGCGGTGTTAAAACACAGGCCATGGCATCAGGTGTGGCCATGGAAACAGAATTTCAATTGCTCAATGCTAGATTAGCTGAGAAAGCAGACAGTTTAGAAAATGCTGAAGAACAGATATGGGATCTATTTGGTCTGTATCAAGGACATGAATTTACTGGCTTTATTAAATATCCAGATAGTTTCTCATTACGTGATGTTCAACGTGAATATACTGAGTTGACCACTGCCAAAGCAGCAGCCAGTGATCCAGCAACATTGGCTCTCATTGATTATCGTGTGCGTGAATTGTTAGACGATCCTAATCTTCCAGCAGAACCAGCAAGTCATCTAGCAGGACAAGGTATGGAATCTAATCCAACACCAACAGGTAGTCCGACTAGTGTTAGTCCTGGTTCACGCCCACGCAGATATTTCTCATCAACAATTACAGGCCTAGAATAAGGAATAATAATGGATCAACTAATACAATCATTACTGTTGGCATTTGCCAATAACTTTACCTACTATCTAAAAAGCCACAACTATCATTGGACGGTTATGGGAGAAAACTTCCCACAATATCACACATTTTTAGAAGGTATCTATACTGATGCACAGGAATCAATTGATGACTATGCTGAACAATTAAGACGGCTCGGAGCGTTTCCCAAAGGTGATTACACTAGCATTGTCAGTGAAAGTGAATTGACTGACAAACCTGAGGATGTTGTTGACCCACAAGTGATGTTTACAAATCTTCTAGCAGATTTGGACATCCTTGTGGCGAGATTACAAGATACATTTGATTTGGCCACTGTGCGTCGTGAATATGGCCTACAGAACTTTCTAGCTGATCGTATTGATGTTCACCGTAAGCAACAATGGCAATTAAATGCCACAATCACTGAAGTTCCAGAAGCTGATTCTATGTTGACCAATGTAGAAGTAACAACAGGACCTTTTAATCTAGCATCTTGTCCATTGCCACTACAAGATGCTAAACTCAATTTGGCAAATCATTTAACAACTATTTCTGATCACGGACTTGGTCCAGCTGATCCACGTCGACCAGAGAATATATTTTGGATTGCCAAAGCTGATCTATGGGGAGTTCCAGAGGCACAGGCTAGAACACAGTTATGTTCTAATTGCAGTCACTATATTAATACCACTCCTATGATGGAATGTATTAGCAAGGGTCCAGGCGCGCAGATCTTGGCCAGCAACTTGCCTATTAGACCTAAGTGGGCAGACATCCCAGGTAGTCCAAGTGGTTTCTGTGATTTATATGATATTACTTGCACTGCTACACGCACCTGTGATAGTTGGGCTGCTGGTGGACCAATTGATGATGCTCGGGCAGCTGCGTTAGGTATGGATCCATTAATTAACTAAGGAGATTAAAATGGCAAAACAAACAAAACTTATTCAAGGTTACTCAACTAAAACAATTAGTAAGAACATTGGCTATGAAATGAAAAAACACACTGGTATGAAACAAGCACAGGCAGTGGCCATTGCTCTTTCAACTGCTCGTGCCACTGCCCCCAAAGGTATGAAGGCCAAGTTTAATCCACCAAAGAAATAATCATGCCAGTTCATAGAGTTCAAACTACCAAAGATGGTCGTCCAGTTACAGGATATCGTTGGGGACAACATGGACATATCTATACTGGACCAGGTGCTCAGGCCCGGGCTAGTCGACAAGGACAAGCAGCCTATGCTAATGGATATAAAGGACCTAAGAAATGAAAAAGAAACCATACAAGCCGGTTAAGCCACCTAAAAAGTGGTAAGGTAATAAATATCAACACTGGATGACAAGGTTGTCATCTAATAAACATACTTCTGAAGGGGAGGCAAGGCGACGATGTCCGACAATACATTGGCAAATGATGACACTGGGTCAGATACAAATAACAACCAGGCTGCAGAAAAGTTCTACACACAAAAGGAAGTTGACGACATGATGGCTCGCACTAAAAATGCGATCACCAAGAAGTTTAGTTCCAAGTATGAAGATCTTGGCGATATAGAAGAGCTACGTCAAATCAAGCAACAAGCTGAGAGACAAAAACTTGAAGAGCAGAAAAAGCGCGGAGAGTTCGATCAGATTTTGCAGACATTGGCGCAGAAAAAAGACGAAGAAATTCGTAAGCGTGATGAGATCATTAAGGGATATACAGTAGATGTGCCATTGGTCAATGCAGCAGCTCAGTTTCGTGCAGTCAATGCCGATCAAGTCAAAGCATTGTTAAAACCACAGGTTAGGTTGAACGATAATGGTGAGGTAGAAGTTCTCGATCAAAAGGGAACAGTTAGATACAACGACCAAGGTCAACCCTTCGGAGTAACAGATTTAGTCAAAGAATTCTTAGACACTAATCCACATTTCGTAGCAGCCGGAGCCAGCACCTCAAATAGTAAATCCAATATTGGTCGTAGTCAAGAAAAAATAGATATTTCAAAACTAGACTTTAAGAATCCTAATGATAGGAAATTATATAAAGAACTAGGTTTGGGATTACAAAAAAAATTAAACTAAAGGATTTATAAAATGAGTTATCCATCAAATAACAATACAAACATTAACAATGAATTGTATGCAAACTTCGTAGCGCAGGCTCAATTTGCTGCCTATGAGAACTCCGTTGCTCGCCAAATGGTCACAGTATTCGATGTGCCTATGAACGCTGGTAAAGTTGTTCAGGTTCCAGTATGGGCCGCTATCTCCGCTCAGTTAATCACTGACGAGGCAGCTGCAACTGCTAAAACCACAAACACCACAGCTCCAACAATCACATTGGCTGAGCACGTGGTCTACAATCAAGTAACAGATATGTTGCGTGATAGTTCTTATGGTGATGTAATGGCACAATTGGGTGACCAATCTGGTCGTGCAATTGCTGAAAGCATTGACGCACAAGTATTTGCTGAATTTGCTAACTTTAGCACAAATGCTCTAGGAAGCACCAGCACTGAATTAACAGTTGATTTGATTCTTCAAGCTGCTGCTAAACTACGCACACAAAAGTTAACTGGACCATTCTTCGGAGTTGTTCATCCTAACCAAGCATATAATATCAAGAAACAATTGACTTATAGCTCACAAACCAATGTTCCAGCATTGAGTGACACAGGTAACAGCGTGCTAAGTGGTTTCTATCTAGGTAGCATCGGTGGTGTTAACATCTTCGAAAGCGCTCTAGTCACAGCAGTGACCACAGGTGGTGCAACTGCTTATCGTGCTGGTGTCTTTGATGCTCGTGCTTTAGGTCATGCAATGCGTGGTGGTATTGATCTTAATACTTTATATCTACCTGCTGCTCGTGCAACAGATATGGTTCTAAAAGCTGTAGCCGGTGCTGCTGCTATTCAAGAAGCATTCGGTTGTGCAATCGTTGCCGAAGGCGTGGTAAACTAATATTCTAGTAATTCTTGGAGAACAACAATGGCATTTATTAAATTTCAAGGTAATGTAATATCTTTTGCAGAATACAGTGATGTAACTAACATTGATCAACGTGTCTTTGAAGCTAATGAAGGTCTAACCAGTGCCATTGTTGAAGCATTGTTGGAGCGCTCAACACAAAGGATCATATACAACATCGGAGCAACGGATTGGTGGAGAACCTACTGGATTCGTCAAAGCGGTGGAACATATGATCCCTTGATTTATACTTCAGGATTACTGGCAATTCCTCCACCTAACCCTAACTACATTCTAGATCGACAGCCAGATTTCACTGACCTTTGTGTTTATTACGCATTGAGTTATTATATCTATCCAAAGATCGCAGATTTTAGCACACAGGATAGTGCGGAGAAAACCAAGATTGGTTTTATGAATGAAAAGTATAGAAGTTTATTTCAAGAGTTAATAGATGATGGAAGTTGGTATGATTTTTCAGGGAATGGCACAATCACTCCCTTAGAAAAGATGCCCACTAGAACCAACATCCAAAGAGCAAGATAATGCGAACACAATTACTATCAGCAATTACTCAGGCAATTAGCACACTTACCCAGTTTGCTGTTGTCACTGAATTGCCCTTTGAATCTAGTGGAAATCCTTTATACCGTAAGAATATGAAGAAGATCTATGTTGATCAGGAATACCGGGTAGAGAAAACTCTTTATCCTGTATTAGATGGTAACAATGTTATGCAAGACCAATTGATAGCAAATGTCTATTTGGCCTGCGACGCAAAAATTACTCCTACACAATTAGACTCTGTGGTTACAAAAATATTATCAGCCAAGGATTCGACGAATGTAATTAATTTCCAATCGGAAAGTGATTACACAGTGGATAAACAAGAAGATGTATTGATCTACAATTTTGAATTTAGATTTGATACAGTAAAACAATAAAGGAAAATAAGATGTCATATATTAATGTCAGTGCTCCTTCTCAACACGCAATAATTCAAATCTCTACTGGTACTATCGCTAGTACTAGCACAGGTTATGTTGTTCCAGCGTTGCAGAATGTCACTATAAACAATGCAGCGGGAGTATTTAATTGGACTCAATTAGATGTGTTCTCACAATTAGCGGTTTCAACACCTGCTACAAACAGCATTGCTGCTAATATGGTTTTAGACTCTACAACATTCTTCACAGGAAGCAATAGTGTAGCTGGTCTATTCGATCTAAGCAACAATGCTACTGAAATATATTTCCGTGTATATTTCAATGGTCGTGGTGTTGGTGCTCAGTATGTGGAAGGAAGTGGTTTCATCACTAACCTAGCACCTACTGTTAATCCAACTGCACCAGTTTGGGTAAGTCCTATCACTATCACAGTGAATGGTAACTTGACAGCAGACACAGTTTAATCAAGTAATTGATTTAGAATAAAGGGTCTTTATTGGGCCCTTTTTCTATGATTACTTAAATAGTCAGCAGGAGAAAGATTTATGGATTTAAGACATTACTCAAACAATGACCTGTTACGCAGTCTAGAAGCCGAAGTTGCCAAAAGTCTCGCAGAGGTTAGAGCAGCGCAAAGTGACCTAGACAAAGTTAATAGCCGATTGAGATTCGCTCTATCGGTTATACACATATTAAAAGATAAGGAAGATTAAAAGATGAAACTCAACACACTAATTGCAACTCCACAGTTGATTAAGATAGAACTCAATGACGAGGATACTATCAAAGAATTTGGTGAACCAATTGAATGGTGGATCTATGATCGTCAACCATTAGATAAATTTTTAAAACTAGCTACTAATAAAGATGATACTAGTGAACAATTAATTAGCACTATGCGAGAAATGATTCTTGATGAAAAAGGTCAACCATTGTTAGTAGGTGATAGCACATTACCTACACCGGTCTTATTAAAAGTTCTTAATAAAATGACCGAAACATTGGGAAAGTAACCGCTGCTGAATCTGACAGGGAAGGATTAAGAATGACAGCAATCTTAAACATAGACATTATGGCTCAACGCTATGGTTGCCTTCCTAGTCGCTTACTTGCAGAAGCATCAACATTTGATTTATTCATCTGCAACAGTGCAATTAGATATCAGCAGATTAAACAAAATGAAGCAGATGGTAAATTTGATCATTATAGTAAAGAAGAATTATTGGCAATTAAACAAGGTGTTCTATGAGTATAATCAGTATTAAAATAGATACTACAAATATAACTGCTAAGATTCAAAAGCAAACTACTGCATTGAATAAATTACCTGCAGACGGTCTTGTAGAATATCGAGCATTAACACCAATTAAATCAGGTAATGCTAGAAGGAATACTAATCTAATGGGTAATAGTATTCAAGGAAACTATAACTATGCAAGTAGATTAGACAGTGGTTCAAGTAAACAGGCACCCGCAGGAATGACACGACCATTTACAAAATGGTGGAATAATCAAGTTAAAAAAATAGCAAGGATGAAATAATATGGCAGATACCACAATAACTGTAGATGCAGATACTAGAGCTGCGATAACTTCACTTAATGCTCTTAAAACCACTATTGTTGGTATTGTATCAGGTGATATTATTAGAGGATTTGCCACATTTGCAGATTCATTGACCAATATTACTAATCGATTAAACACATTAAATTCCAGTGCCGAGGATGCTAAAAATGCCTTTAGTGGAATAGCAGCCATTGCATTGAACACTGGAGCAAGTCTCACAGATGTTTCCACATTGTTTACCAAACTACAAGTAGCAACAAGAGATCTTGGATTAAGTCAACGAGATGTGGCCACTATTACAGATGTTCTAACTAAACAATTGGCTATTCAAGGTGCAAGTAGCACAGAAGCCAGTAGTGCAATGTATCAATTTAGTCAGGCCATGGCTTTGGGCACATTCCAAGGTAATGATCTACATAGTTTAATGGTATCAATGCCTGATACTATGCAAAAATTTGCCAATCATCTAGGTATTACTGCTGGAGAATTAAGAAAATTTGGATCACAAGGATTAATCACAGCTCAACAAATGGTAGATTTTCTTAAATCTATTGAAGGAGCCACTGATGAAAAGTTTAGTTCCAGAGTAGTTACCATTGGACAAGCATTTGAAATATTACAAACGCAGGTTAAATTATCTTATGATGAATTGGATAAAACATTTCATATCAGTGAAAATTTATCAACAACTATATTAAATTTATCCGGCAGTTTGTCATCTGGTGCAACCAGTGTTCGACATTTTTGGGAAGAATGGGGAGGTGTAATCAAAGTTATTGCTTACATTGCTAGTTTTACTGTGGCAGTTGGATGGATTTATAAAGGCATTGTTGCATTTGGAGCTGCTGCATCAGGAGTTTTAATTACTGTAGTTGAATTTGGAGCAGGACTAACAAGAATATTTGGAACAATAAGTGGTATTTTTGCGGCATTTTCTGCCGAAGCAGCCACAGTAGCAGCCGGCATTGCTGATATATTTGGAACAGGCACAGCAGCACAAATAGTTGCTTGGACAAATGTTGTTATAACAGGTCTAGCACCAATTGGTAGATTTGTTGCGGGAGTTACAGCATTAGTTGCCACTACTATAGGATTTAAATCTGCCACAGATTCATCAACTAAATCAACTGAACAAGCTGCTGATGCATTGGGTGATTATCGTGATAAATGGGATAGAGTCAAAGAAGGAATGAGTGCAGTGGCCACTCAAAGTCGAGTCAATGAAGAAGAACAAAAGAAATTAGCTGCTGCCACTGCATTGGCTAGATTAGCAGCAAAGAATCAAACAGATGATCTTAAAGCTAATCTACAATATACTAGAGAAAAATTAAAATTTGATGCAGATGAGGTTATGAGTAAAGGTCAACTTACTCTTAAAGATAAAGATCAAATTGAAGTTGATACCGCATTATTTGAATTAACTCATCAACGCAGTGATGCTATTAGAAAACTACAACAAGAACAAGCTAAGTTAAATTTAGAATATGATAAAATACCTAAAGGATTAAGAGACAGTGAAAGTGCCCAAGAATTAAAAGCTAAGATTGGAGTTATTGGTGAACAAATAAACACTGAAAAACAATTATATGATCAACAAGGAAAAGCCTTACCTGAATTGATTAAAAATAAACAATATGCAGCTTTACAGGAAAAAATAGCCAATGATCTATTAGTCAAAGATTTAGATCTTATCAATGCAAAATATGATGAAAGAATTAAAGTTGAAAAAGCATTAAAAGATATCACTGAAGGTATTACATTAAAGAAAACTGAAGTTCAATTTGAAACTACACAAATAGGTCAAGGTCCACTTGCTCGACAAATGGCTCAAATACAAGAAGATGCTCGTAAAAATGCTCAAGCAGCAGCCAAGGCATTTATTGATAGTTTTGATAATTATGATGGTAGTATTGAACAATATAATCGACTTCGTGCTGGATTAGATGAGATTGCTCAAGGATGGAAAGATATATCTGATGCTCAAATTGAAAACTTAAAAAATAGTCGTAGTTGGAGTGCAGGTTGGGATGAGGCATTTGCCACATATAAAGAAAATGCTTTTAATGCTGCTGATGAAGCTAGAACATATTTCAGTGATTTTACCAAAGGATTCGAAGATATGTTTGTATCATTAGTTACAACTGGTAAATGGAGTTTCACAGATTTTGCCAATAGTATCATTGCTGACTTTGCTCGTATACAGGCTAAAAAATTATTAGTTAGTATGATGTCAGGTGGTTCAGGTAATATCTTTAGCAGTATTGCTAGTGTGTTTGGATTTGCAGCAGGTGGACAAACAGACGGAAAAAGTCCAATTATGGTTGGTGAACGTGGACCAGAAATGTTTTTACCAGGTGGTGCAGGAACCATAATACCAAACAATCAACTAGGTCAAGGATATCAACCATCAATCACCAATGTTAATTACAATATACAAGCTGTGGATGCTAGTAGTTTTAGAAGTTTAGTAGCTCGTGATCCACAGTTCATCTATGCTGTGACGGAACAAGGTCGTCGTAGCCAACCAAGTCAGCGTTTAGCATAAAGGAATAATATGACAGCAATACAAACCATTATAGATTCAGCTGCAAAGATTAGAATTGATCGTCGTCGTGTAGTATCACAAAGTATCAGTCGCAGTTTTAGAATTAAAGCAGCAACTAGAAATAGTGCTCAACCTTGGCGTATGACTGTTACTCCAGCAGGTTATTTTGCCTATGATATTAATCGTGCATTAGTGGAAGACTTGATTAACACTGATCGTAACACAGAGGTCACTGTAAATCTAGCCAATAATACTAATCTACATTGGCTCACTGAATATCAAGGTGGTATTAAATCTACCGACATTGGCAACTTTACAGCCACTACTTGGACAGGTACCACTGTGACCATTGGTGGTTTACCCAGTATTGGTGCCCCAGCAGCCAAGGGATTAGTAACTACTAATACTGTGGTGTTTGCCGCAGGTGATTTAATACAACCTACTAATAGTCGTTATCCATATACTGTGGTAAACACTGTGACTAGAGGTTCAGGTAGCACAGTTATATTGACTGTGAATCGACCATTAATCACTAGTGAAAATATCGCAGTCACAGGCGATATCAAAGTTGGAATAGAATGTGAATTTCATATGTTGATCACTAAATTTCCTACATATGATATTGTGTCAAAAAATAGAATGCAATTTACAGATGATTTTGAACTTATAGAGAAAGTTATATAATGCTTAATATACCAGCAGTCCAAGGTACCAATGTTAGACATGGAATGTTAATTAGATTAACAGTCAATGGCACGGTCTATCGTTTGGCCAACACTTGGAGCCCGATTACATTCAATGGTGAGAATTATCAGGCATTGGGACACTTTCTTGGTGTGAATCAAATGCAGGATGATTTAAAAATTACTAATAATAGTATTCAACTTAGCATAAGTGGTATACCCAAAGATGCCAGTGAACCAGATACACCCAATTATATGGGATTGATTTTAGATGAAAGAATCAAAGGTAGTAAGGTTCAAATTTATCGTATATTTTTTAATCCCATTACCAACGAATTATTATCTGGACAAACCAGTTTAAGATTTAGTGGATATATCAGCAATTTTAATTTATCTGACAGTGTGGATATTGATTCTAGATCAGGCACTAATAATATTGTTGTAGAATGCAGCAGTATTCATGCTATTCTAGAAAAGAAGATATCGGGTCGCAGAACTAATTCCACTGATCAGAAAGAATTATATCCCTCTGATACAGGTATGGATCGTGTTGTTGCTATTAGTCAAAGAGCCTTTGACTTTGGCAAACCATATACCGCACCTAGTCCAGCAACCCCTAGTGATATAGCAATTTAATATGATTAAACTAGCAGAATCTCTATTTGATGTTGCAGATGCAATCTCATTGGTTCAAAGTTTCCTCAATGAAACTAGTTATAGTCAAGGGGCATTGGCTGCTAGCAATCGCGAACATCTAGGTCTTTTGGTATATAGAATTAAACAACATGGTTATATATGGTTGGCCTATGTTGATAATCAACCTGTGGGGATATTAATGGCAGTCAAAGAAGCCAATATGTGGATACCAAGTATTATTCAAATGAGAGAAATGGTGTGGTATGTTAAACCTGAATATAGAAATTCTAGTATAGGTGGTAGATTATTCATTGCCTATTGTCTACAAGGGGAAAAACTCTGCCGAGAAGGCAGCATACAAGGATACTTTACCACTCGTATGAGCACCACAAATAGTATTGATCTAGAACGCCGTGGGTTTAGACGCACTGAAGAAACATATTTAAAGGAACACTAAGATGCCAGTTTTTACCTATGTGGCCAGTTATATTGTAGCCGAAATTATTGGTGTTGCCGGTGCTGCTGTTTTAGGTAGTGCTGGTGTGGCATTTGTCACCAGCACAATTGCAGTTGGTCTAGCAGTGGTCACCAGCAGATTGATCAATGGTCCTGGTCCTCAAGGAGGCAGTGGTGGTGGAGCACAGAATCAAGGTACTAAAGTTCAACTTCCACCTAACACAGAATATAAAGTTCCATTAGTCTATGGTAATGCATATCAAAGAGGTATTATCACTGATGCACATATCAGCAATGCAAATAAAACAATGACCTATGTATTGACTCTCAGTGAAAAGACGGCCACAGGTACTTGGACTGTGGGTGATATTCTATGGAATGATCAAAAGTTAGTATATCGAGCAGATGGATACACTGTGGATTCTAGTATAACCAGTGATGGATCAACCAATACTAATTTCAGTGGTTTAATTAGAACCTGGGTCTATGCAGGTGGCACAGCATCAGCCAATCAAATCCAAGGACCATCTACCAAAGTCAATGCCTATGATATTATTCCAGAAGTTGATAGTTCATATCAAATGAATGATCTAGTATTTGCAGTAGTTCAACTTGATTATAGTGCTGAAAAAAGTATTACTGGTTTAGCAGTAATGAGTTTTGAATTAAACAATAGTTTATCTAATCCAGGATCGGTATGGAAAGATTATATGACCAATGTTCGATATGGATGTGGATTTACAGAATCAAATCTAGATCTAGACAGTATCACAGAATTATCCTCATTGAGTAATACCATACCTGCTAATCAATATGAAAGTGATGGAACTACTACCAGCACTCAAAAGCGTTATGTAATTAATGGTGTTTTGAATACCGGAGATACAGTTAAAACTAATTTAGATAAAATCAATCTAGCATCAGCAAGTTGGACAACCTATGATCATAAATTGGGTCAATGGCGTGTTATATCCAATCGTGCAGCTAGTGGTGGTGAATTAGCTGCTGCACAAGTATTTGATGATGATAACATACTAGGTGATATTACAGTGACCAGCACTAATTTAGAAAGTTTATACAATGGTGTAGAGGTCAGTTTTGCCAATGGTCAAGCATTGGATCAAACTGATTATTATAAGGCTAATTTGAGTGCTGGTCAATTAAACACACTAGAACCAGTGAATATCATGCGTATGTCCACTGCACTGTGTAACAATGGTATTCATGCTGGTAGAATTGGTAACATTGAATTGCGTCAAAGTCGAATAGATCTTATTGTGGCATTTACCGCAGATTATTCAGCATTGCAAACTGAGGCAGGTGATATTATCAAATTAACCAATGCTCAATATGGATTTGATAATCAATTATTCCGTGTTACCAGAGTCAGAGAAACAGAAACTGAGGATGGTGGATTAACCGCAGAGATCACTGCCTTGCAATATGATTCCACAGTCTATGATGATACCAGTCTAAGTAATTTCGCAGGTAAACCATCAAGTAACATTCCGGTATATGGAAGTAGCACTAATGCTCCGGCACCAAGCACCCCTGTTATCAGTAATCAAACCCCTAGTGCAACGGTGCCAAGTTTTGATCTAACCACTGTGATTAGTTCTGTGAGTGGACCTGTGAGTCAAATACAATGGTATTATGGTACCAACACCAATGCTGATAATTTATTAAAAAATATAAGTCCCACAGGTGGTGGAAATTATAGTCCAGGTATTAGTGTCACAGATAACATTACTACATTAAACACAGGCACTTATTATTTTAAAGCTAGAACAGTGGTAGCAGGAAATAATAGTCCATATAGTTCAACTTCCACAAGTTTGTCTTGGGCACCACATCCTATTAATTCTAGCAACTATGGAAGCATAGTTTAATTATAGGGTCTTTCGCAGGGGTATTATTTCAAGTTCGCTAAATATCCAAGCAGACAATATACTTGATATCGCCTCAGTGATATCATTTTAAACCTCAGGAGACATATATGGCTGGAGTTCTATCATTCTCTCAATTTATCGGTGGTCCGGATAATGTTATCATGGAATCCGATTTTCCAAGCACAACTAAAACTTATGCTTATGCATTTAACACCAATGTCACAGGTTGGACATTCAAGTTAGATGCTCAGGTTGTTGTAGTTGATACTATGGCCTATGACAGAGATGGTAACCCCAACTTCACTGATAGCAAAATTATTGGAAGTTATGCATATAGTGTGGTCAATACTTCAACAAATATCACGGTTATGAATACTGCCAGTGGTATTGTTAATGTCACACATCCCGCAGGTTTATACTCAGGACCAATTGTTCCTGATGCCAGAGTAAACAATCCTATTCTAGTTATGGGATTATCTTGGACTGATAATCAAACACCCAAGCAAACTAATACACATCGCATTGCCAAGATTATGGCCTGGGAGCCACAGGTTGCAGTAGGTGATCCAGTATTAGGCACAGGTTACACAGCACTTGTATTAGCCTCAGCAGTTTAATAGGGGCAACTAATGGCCTACACAATTAATATCACAGAGGTATCAAATACCGTAACTGCCACGGTAATTGAATTTCCAGTAACAGTTACACCAGCTGATGGTATATCGTTTACTGTAACCAATGTTATTCAAAATTTCTCTGCAACCAGTATATTGAATACATTCACAGTCTATCAAAATGCTGTGGAATTAAAGATTGATGATTTTGATAATATATTTAAAGGTGATTGGGTCAGTGGTACCACATATCTTCGTGGTGATCTAGTAAACTATGCTTATAGTTTATATGTCACTCATATCAACACTCTAAGTACCTTGGTCAGTGTGGTAACTCCTGCTGTAGATACCACAAATTGGCGCAGAGTAGTTTGGCACGAGGCCCCATTTGATCATATAACAGTTACAAACGCCAGTAGACTTATTGGCCCTGTGACTATGGAAACTCCATTAGCATTATTGACAGTGACCAATACCACTAGATTAATTGGCCCTGTGATTATGGAAACTCCATTGGCAATATTGACTGTGACCAACACTGCCACAGTGGGTAGTTTAATTGTTGGTGACATTGACAGCACAGGTTATCAATTTGCTGTAAGAGGCAATGCCCGAGTTGGTGGTAATTTATTAGTTAATGGTAATACACATATTATCGGTGATGCAGAAATTGATGGAACACTAATTCCAAATGGTAATGTGACATTTAATGGTCTAACAACATTTAATAATACAGCCACATTTAACAGACCAATATTTGTTAATAATACTGCCACATTTACCAAACCTTCATTCTTTAATGATCTTATCACAGGTGGTGATATGCAATTAACTGATGGATTGACCATAGGTTCAAATGTCCATTATGGTGGTTTAGTTGTTAACGGAACATCATCATTTTACTATGGTGATTTATATGTTGGTGATGGAAAAATTTATGTTGGCACAGAACCATTACAAGATCCGGCGACTTATGGATTACCAGCAGGTAGTCCAGGATTTCCCACTAAAACTCATTATGAATTAGAAGTAAGAGGAAAAGATAATAATCCGCCTGGTCCAAGTCGAAGCAGCGATGATGCATTATTGGGTCATGCTTGGGTCAATGATACTTTAGAAGTTGGTGCAGATTTCACTGTTGGTCAAGATGTAACTATTAATGGTGGAAGAGTAGATGCTCCTCGTCTAGGTGCAATTTTTGCACCAAATAGTGTTAACTACATTCGAGGATTAGTAGTTGACAATCTAGCATATCCCACTACCAGAGGATATGATGGTCAAATTTTAGCCACTGATGGAATTGGAAATGCAAGATGGGTTAATCCACAAACTGTGGTATCTATCAGTGATTATGGAACAATTACAGGTGGTCCTCCACAACCTGGACCAGAAAGATTAGTTGGACCTAGAGCTTATATTAGTAGTCCATATGATATATTTTGGTATGCTCGAAATAATACTGTATATATTGATTTAACTTCACCATCTAGTGATTTTACACAAGGTGATATTCAAATTGAATCTGGAACAATATATAGTTTTACCAAACTTAGTTCAACTCAATATGAACTTATAATAAGACCGGCTGCACCATATTATCCACCTACTGATAGAGTTATTATTAGGATACCTGCTAATACTTTTCACGATGAATTTGGTAGAGCTAATCCATATTTGGCATCACAAGCATTCGATTATAGATAAACAAGGATTTAAAGATGACACAAACACAAAAAACACCAGTAGTAGCATTGAATACACAAACAGGTAAAATAGTTCTCAATATTCCACCTGTGGTATTTTCTACTTCAACTCAAGTAACAGGATAATATTATGCCATTACAAATTAGACGCGGATCATTAGCAGAATTAGGGACTATAACGCCTAGTCTAGGCGAACCTATCTATACCACCAATACTAATCAATTATGGATGGGTGATGGTGTCACAGTGGGTGGTCGTTTATTGACATCAACCACTTCTAGTTATGCAACCACTGCTACATCATTGGATTTTAATGGTGTTATTATTGATGCTAATAAATTTAAGATTCTAGATGTTACTGCTGGTTTTAATGGAAATCAAATAGCCATTGGCACATCAGCGGGCACTGTTGATCAACATGATCTAGCCATAGCCATTGGTCGAGGTGCAGGTGAGAATACTCAAGGAACATATTCTATTGCAATTGGTCAAGGTACCGCAGCAGTGAATCAAGGTCAAAGTTCTTTGGCCGTTGGTGATGCTGCTGCCTATGATCATCAAGGTCAATATGCCACAGCTCTTGGTTATACTGCTGGAAGAATATATCAAGGTCAGTACGGAATAGGAATTGGAACCGCTGCGGGCTATGATACTCAAGGTTATGCAGCCCTGGCCATTGGTCCAGGTGCCGGTCAAGATCATCAAGGTCAATATGCAATAGCAATAGGTACTGTGGCCGGAGATACCAATCAAGGTGAATATTCAATTGCCATTGGCACTGGTGCAGGATCAGGTTCTCAACCAGCTAATAGCATTATTTTAAATGCTAGTTCTACAGGATTTACCGGCAGCAATCCTGGATTCTATGTCAAACCAATTAGATCTGATTCTTCACCAAATGATGTGATTTACTTTAATCAATCAACCAATGAATTAACCTATGGTTCCTTGCAAATTGGTTATACTGGTTCCATTGGAGCACAGGGTAGTCAAGGTGATCAAGGCTTCCAAGGTTATCAGGGTGATATTGGTTATCAAGGATATCAAGGAGATCAAGGAAACCAAGGATATCAAGGAGATCAAGGTAATCAGGGATATCAAGGTGATATTGGTTATCAAGGATATCAAGGAGATATTGGCTATCAAGGGTATCAGGGCGATCAAGGATATCAAGGTGACCAAGGTAGTCAGGGATATCAAGGAGATATTGGCTATCAAGGGTATCAGGGCGATCAAGGATATCAAGGCTATCAAGGAGATATTGGCTATCAGGGATATCAAGGAGATATTGGCTATCAAGGGTATCAGGGCGATCAAGGATATCAAGGTGACCAAGGTAGTCAGGGATATCAAGGA